TATATAGTATAGGTAGGATGCTAAACGATGCCTAGCATCCTCGCTATATTCTTAAGCACTAAATGCCCACTTACCTTGGTCAAGAAGGGGTACTTTAAAGTATTCTGTGAGTGCAGACGCACCTAGCGAACCACCGAGGGATAACGCTAAGTAAAAATGCTTGCCACATTTACTATAAGATACTTGTATGATGCTATATGAACCACCGTCTGTGACAGGGAAATAACAGCTATCATAGATAGTATGCCAAGGGGCTAATTGGTCACTCATGACAAACTTATAATGTTCATCATCATGACCGTCACACTCATCGAAATGGAAAAGTATTTTTTCGTCATCACTGACATGACCGAGTACTACATCTAGAATACTTTGAACTCTTGCCTGTTCGGGGTCTGAGTCATCAAAGACACTAGGATCTAGTACGTCTGATTTACTAATAAGATCTAACATATAATCCTCCGTTTTACTTATTAACTACTAGTATATAAAGCATCATAAAGGATGCCTATCTTTCCTCGCTATATTCTTTTAGCTAAAAGAAACTATGCTTGTCTACATTATCTACTAAATAATCTAGACCAAACCCATCAGACAAAAAGCTAAAAGGACGCACTGTATCAGTGGTGACTATTCCCCAGCTGTCAGAAGGTATAAAACCTGAGCCTGTCTGATAATACTGATGCTCCAGCAGGACATAAACCGTATCATCACGAGTTATCTTCCACTCATGTAGACAATCACTAGCCTCTCGATGATACATTCCACTGAATACATCAACGACTTCTTCTGACAACTTTTTACGGTTCTCAGGAGACAGTTCCAGAACTATACGAGCACCTGTTTCTTCACCAAAGCTGGCATACGCTAAAGGTATATCACCAGTAAAGTCTTTGGGAGTAAATTTGCCACCGAATGGATCCATAAAGTCTACAAGATCTTTTTCATCTTGACCAAACAAATCCTCAGGGCTGATCTCATAATAAGTAAGATCGTAAAATTGATTATGATTTTCTCTGATAGCTCGCACCACAGGCTTCACATAATCAACATAGTTTTTTAAATTATCAGTCATGATTTCCTCCATTAACTAATTTATAACTAAAGTATAAGTAAGATCTTAAAGGATGCCTAGCATCATCGTTAAGTTCTATTTATATTCAGGTCTGTATTTTCTGTTGTAAGCCATTCGGCAACGATTGGAACAAAACTTTCTTGAACTTCTTTGAAAAGTCATACGTTCATCACACATCATACAAAACTTTATCTGAGGACATCTTTCCTCCATAAATTTATTATGATTTTTTCTGATGGCTAACACCATGGACCTCATGTAATCAACTACTATATTCATTAGCCTATCTCGACTTGGTCAAGAGTAAATCTAGGACCGAGTGACTCTTTGATATGTTGTACTAGTGTTGACCAGTTTTTTACGTCTTCGCTGGTGATAGTAAAGAAATCTTCTAAACCATTACCTGCTTCATCTTGATAACCGATGCTGATTACATCATCGAGAGCAAATTTCCCGTAGCATTCAACATTATCGATTTCTCTATAATGATTATAATTTACATTCATAACTCCTCCGTTCTAAGTAAATTAATATAATTAAGTATAGGTAAGATGCTAAGTGATCCCTAGCATCTTCCCTATATTCCTAGGCAGGAATTAACTTGACATGTTCATATGAATACCAGTAATAATCCCCAGTTTCAAGACATATAAGTAGAGGTTCGAGAGCGAAAGACTCCCAGTTTTCTACAATCCTACTCTCAGTGAGCTTATTAGGACCATGCCTCTTAGGATTATCCTCGATCAATCTATAATCGGTAAATCTTGGCTCTACGATTTTCTGCCAGAGTTTACTATAAAGATCAAGGATAGGTTCAATATTTTTGAAATCTGTGACACACACAAATTCTTTATATTGGTAAGGATTTGGTGCTTGTTCATGAGGATGACAGAGCCACATTTCGTATAAACGATCTTCCATAAGACTACTCCTTTATTTATTAATAGCTAATTATAGTAAAGATGCTAGGTGATCCCTAGCATCCTCACTATAATGGTTAGTTAGTTTATCTTGCTACAAAGTCTTTATCGATGAGATCATCCGTACCTACTCTTCCCCACAACTCTAAACCTAGCCTGATGTAGACAGACTCGAGCTTTGCGTCGCCGAGAACTTTAGTATAGACTTGCTCTTCAGGTGTGCCTTCTTTGTAGACCAGGAACCTAGTAGCAGGGTCGATTGACCAACCCTGCTGTTTGAATCTTTCAGCTTCCCGCATCTTCTTCCACCTTAGTAGTTAATATCTCTACATCGCCCAGAACGTTTGACACATTGTTGATATGACCCAAATCACTTATAGGTAGGTCATAATCTTTGACAATGGTGGTAAACTTATCACGAGCGTGCATGATATCGATTAAACATTCCCTTAACTGTTCGCAAATTTTTAACTTCGCTAGGTCAGTTAAACCTTCTTTAAACTCTTCGTTCATTTTAACCCTCCTCGGTTGTACGTTAAGTTAATAATTAAAGTATAGTAAACATCATTTAAGATGCCTATACTTCGTCGCTATCTTCTTTTAGGTAAATTTCTACAGTACCGAAGGCACACGTGCCACCAGGAGAGACTACTTCCTCACGGGAATCAACACATAGGAATTTATACCTATTAGTCTCAAAGATGAGTAAAGTTTTGTTGTCAACACCACCGTCACCATATTTGAACTTACCTAGCTCTTGAGTCATAGTAAGGGTGGCATGTTCATGGAGTGACTCTATGAAGCACCCACCGTCCTCACCATCATAAGCGTAAGTTCCGTTATAACTTAAAAGCGTATCACGACCGAAACATACATCTAAATGTTCCTCTAATTGTTTTACATTATCAAACCACATGATTAACTCCTTTATTTAATATAATTTAGTATAGTAAACATCATATTCAATCCCTATCTTCTTCTTAAATTTTTTAAGCTAAATCGAGCCCTTTCGAGCGTAGGAAAATTAAAGGTATAGTTAGGTACTATAAATAAAGAAAAGGCTTAATCGAGCGTTGATTAAGCCTTATTCTAACTTGAAGAGTTAAGCTACCTAGTAGCTATTTAAGAGTTTATTTAGAGCCATGTCGAATTTAGTAGACATCTTCACTTTATCACCTGTATCTTTTTCTAACTGACGCACTTCATAAAGATGTTCACTCCTTTGACCATCAGTAAGTTTGAGTAGAACAGATTGATATTGCCTATTATTTTCTTCTGACACTTCGGTGAGTGGGTATAGGTTTACAAGACCATAGGTAAGTTTAGCTAGATCATAACCACTATCTATATAACCTCTTTTGATAAGATGTTCCCGTAAGTCTCTCAACTCACTGGCTCTTTCTAAATCTACCTCTGAGTCACGGTGCCAATAATAACTATTGACTTCTTCGGCTACTTTCTGCAAGATACCTTGTACAGCGTTTATGTCTGATTGATTATCAAATACTATCATAGCACTTGTCCCAGTTCATGTAGCTCATCGAGAAGTTTCTTTTGAGCAGTCACTGCTTTTTGTATCTTCTTGAGGTTTTTACGATTACCTACATGCTCTATATGTTTGATTATAGTTTCTGTTTTCATATTGCTCCTTAATAAAATTAATATATAAAGTATAGTAAGGATCACTAACGATCCCTAGGATAACTCTTAATGTTCTTTAGACACCCTCACATATTCAGTAAGAGCAGACGCAAAGCTACAACCATGCAGACTAATGGCATAATAAGTATAGTCTTCGGTTGAGGCAGTTTTAATGATGTTATATTCACCAGACACATAATAGAAATCAAGAGGAGTATAGTAAACATCCCTAAACTTAAGATCCTCTAACTCTTCTGGCTTGTCATGCTCATGAATTTCACTAAAGTAATAACCATATCCTCCAGGAATAAATAGTTTAAGCATATCTTGAAGAATATCCTGTTCTAGTTTAGCGTGACCTTCGTTGTGCATCCAGTTCTCCTTCATGAAGATACCAGTTCTAGAACAGGCAGGTATTATTTCCCAACCATCTATAATTTTATTCATAATGTTTTCCTCCATTAAATTATTTATATATAAAGTATAGTAGGGATCACTAACGATCCCTACCATGATCAAGTATTTTTATTAAACCTTTGATCATACATGTGGCAGATAATAATGTTCTCCATGTTTTCCTCTTCTAAAACAGGATAAAGTTTGTTCCTTATCAGATAGAGAGTTTTATCATGAGCAGACATTTTATAGTACTCGTCAAGCACTTGATCCGCCACTGTATCATTTACTGGGTGTGACATTATTTAGTATCCTTCCACGCTATGAATATTTTAAGAGCTTCACCTTTTGGCAAGTCAAAGCACTCTCTTAACATCATAGGGGCTTGGAACATATTTGATCCACCCGAGTCCATCATGTCATCCAAAAAGTCAAAATACTCTTGGTTTTCATTTTTTGATTTACTCATACTACCACCACGACTCCATTACGCAATTATGCTCTGCTGCCACCTCGAACAAAGTTGCTAGGTCTTTGATTTCTTTGACCCTATAGTCATAAGTGCCTCTACTACTAGGAGTAGACCACTCAAACCTATGATCATCAGGTAAATCATTTAAACCCTTATCTTCTAAATACTCCCGCAAGAGTAAACTATATACTCGCAACTCATCAGTTTGTATAACTTCGTCTTTATCTAAATGCCAGAAACCTGGACTTGACGCAGTTAAATGAGCTACGAACTCTTCATAGCAACCACCTCTAAACGAGCCATTACCATGACCACTAAACATCCCTCCTACGAGGGTAAGATCTTCGAGACGTTCGTCTTTAAATACTTCGTCACGATTACCTTTCATTACATAACAATCTAAACCCATGATACCTCCTACCACTGTGAGCGAACAATCAAAGAATGTTCTTTGTTATCTACTATTTTATAAGCAAAGATGTTAGTACGCTTTTGATCATTGTACACAGCATCTTTTGCACCTTGGTGAGTAATTGACGACATGTATAAACTCCAAGGTTCATCATCTCTTGCGTCAGCACCCACATATTGCCTGAAAACCCTAAACCTAAGTACTGTTTCTAAGTACTCAGTCTCAGGGTCGTGTTCAGGGACTTCTAAATCATCTATATTGACCATATTACTTACCAATATATTTGATATCTTTTTTAGGGATCACCTGATAAGCTCCCTTATTATACGCAGGGGCAATAGTGTATTGACTACTGATGCGCCTACGCTCCTCAGGTGTTAAAGTTTTATTTTTCATATCTTCTCCATGTATAAAAAACTAATATATAAAGTATATTAATGATCAAGTTTGATGCCTAGGATATTTCCCTTTGATCTTTTACAACTTTTACAAGTATGTATCACTGATTCTTTACCTCTATCTATAACTGTATAGCCGTTAGAATATTTGATTTTGATTTTACTTTGATCAGTGAAAAGTTTTTGATACTCTGTTTTTAAATTCTTGTGACCTTGATACTCCCCAAAGTTCACTTCCTGTTTGCATTTATCACAAAACTTTACATTGTATTCTTTTGATGACATTTAATTCTCCTATGTGTAGAGTGCTGGACGAGGGAGGAGAATCATCTTTTTGGGAGAGATCGTCCAGCACCTACAAGTAATATAACTCAACGAGTCATATACGACTAGATTTATTTTGAAAGTTTTTCTACTATCTCGATAAATCCACGGTCGACATCGTATTTGATGTCTTGGTAAGCGTACCTGCGTGACTCAAGTGCTTCACGTACAGTCTTCTTATTGAAGTCTAGCACACGCTCTTGATTATGTGTCACTCTAGGTATTTTACCAGTTGTGACTATAAAGTGGTCAGGATTATACTTTCCTGGCTTTATAACCTTCTCACCAGACTTAGCAATCTCTGCTAGGTTGGTTGCTACAGCTAACTTCATGTTAGCTACCTTTTTAGTTGCGACAGGCTTAGCTGTCTTCTTAACACTTTTCTTCATATCTGCTCCTAAGTTTTGAGTTATTAATTAAAAAGTTAAGTAAGCATAACTTATTGGATATAGAAAGTAAAGCTCGATCATAATATGATGGTTATCTTGTTAAACTAAATATATTTCTAGATTATACACCAAGATAATAAGACATATCCCCATAATAAATATGATAACATCTTTTATATCTATCATCTTCCTTGCCCTCTATACGCTTTGTAAGACCTTCTCCTATTTTTATTCATAGTCGAGAAAGCTACATTACGTCTTCCTTGTGAAGTTTTTTTACCACGTGATCCGCACTTCGGCACATGGGCAGTAGTTCCTAATCTTATTTTCATATCTCTTCCTCCTCAATCATGATTTCGGTTAGTTCTTTATCTGAGTAATTATATGCACAGCTCATGCATAATTCAAACCCTGCTTGATTTTGTATTGACCTTTCATCAACACTCTTATGGCACATTTGACATCGATCACTCATAGGTACTTACTCTTTATAGTATCGGTAGCTGTACATTTTTCACATAGAAACAAGCCATGCTCTTTAACTACAGCTGGTGCGTCACAGTTATCACAGTACATTTGGGTGTTGTTCATATAGTCCTCAATACGTTTTACTAGTATTTTAGCACGTTTATTACGACCCCACGCTCCAGTTTTAAAAGGTAAATCTAGAGCTTTACATATTTCAGTGAGAAATTCCATATTATTTACGGCTATAACTTCATCCATAGGCTTATCATCTTTACCATATATCACACCGTTAAACAGTGCGAACATATCGAGATAATTACTTTTGTGAGTTTTCGTGACATGTTCGACAAACCTGTCTGGTACACCTACTTTCCTAAAAAAGCTAGGGTGGAAAAAGCCGTAGCCATCAGCTACGACACACTCCTGTGCCCAGTCATAGATAGATCGTTTTACATCACGAGCCATAAAATAATATTCAACATCATCACTAGTATTTAAGTTTTTATATTTCATATTACTCCTTATTAATAAACCTTTATTTTAGTAAACATCAAAATGAGATAAAAGCATCAATCCTTTTTCTTCATTTTTCTCTTATATTCATCACGCATTATCATTGTTATTTCTGTCATGTTTTCAACAGTATATGGTACATCCCCTAAAAATTCATAAGACATATCAGGCAGTTCCGTAGAGCCCCTGTATCTTTTATTTCTTGACTTAGCCATTAGTTGACCTGCTGTGTAAGATTAACTGCCTTATATGTACCCAATTAAAAAGGGCGCACCCACACAGTGTCACACACATCTTACTTTTGTTCTCACTCCAGCAGGTAAGAGCAGAGGAGGATTGTAGGTGCTACACATTAAACTGTTTATACCTTTCATATAATTCTTCTCTTTCATTTACTAATTGTTTATAATCTTTTACTTTGAAATTATCATAGTATTTTGTTTTTTGTAGTTTTCTACTTTCATGCACTAAATCACTGAGCTTCTGCACAAAGATCATGGGATAGGGTCCAACTTCCTCGTCATTGTATGCATTAGTACCGAACAGCTCAACACCTTCTTCGGTATCATCTGGGTGGCTGCCCATTATAAATATGTCTTGCTTCCATAAGATACATTGATTTTGTTTAGTTATGAAATTATTAAACTCGGTAAATGACCTTTCGTTAAAAGTACTTACGAGTATAAGTATGTCTTCCTTATGGTGATCAAAGGTAGGAATAAATTTTTCGTAAAAAGACTCAGAAAATAAATTTGTATTTATCTCTATTCTAGCCCTTTCTTCATGTAGTGCTTTAGCAGCATATGGGCACACAGGCAACCAATCTAATAACTCGTTCGGTTTAGCTAAAAATTCGTAAACCCAGCAATGTATATCTTTTTCAATCTTCGATGATAACATCCTCGAGTACTCCTTCCTTATTTACTCGTACACTGTGTGAAAAACCTTTTTTCTCAGGTTTATGCATTGCCATAGCTTTAGAAAACTCAGGACTTATATAGCCCTGATTTTCTAGTTGTTGATTGTTTTGTATTACTTGTGCTATGCGTTTAGCATAACTATTGGGGTCAGCTATGTATTGATAAGACTCTTGATTACCATTTGAATCGTAGCCTATTTCAGTATAACCTTCCTCTGTGACTTCAAATTTATAATATGTCATAGGTTCCTCCGTTTAATTATATTTAATAAAGTATAGCTAGGATGTATTATCATCACTAGCATTTTTCGTTATTATCTTTTGCTCCTCTTCCTCTAATTCTTCAGGTTCTACTTCTATTATTTTACCAGCAGGTAATACACCACCTGTATCATAATAAAGTTGTTTCATACGTTCTAACACTTCTTCTTTTGACATGGTATCTACTCTGTTTACAGTAAGTTCACTTCTGTTCACATACAAACCTGCAGCTTTACCACGAGCCACCTCTGCTGTGACTGCTGCAGAGAAAGCATTATTACGCATAGCACCATCACGAATATCTTTCAAATCTTTTAGATGAGTTCCTAAACTTAATTCTGCCTTGTCTGCAGCTTTTTCTTGCAACTCACTTATTCTCTTTTGAACTAATGGATTATCTTTACTCGTTAGCACTGTACCAGCTTTCCCTGCATTCTTCTCGCTGTACCCAGCATCTTTTGCAGCATCTTTCTTGCTCATGCCTTTAGCGACATTTTGAGCAAATTTTTCTTGCTTTGGTGTTAGCTTATCCGCCATACTCTAAACTGTGTCATACCATCTTCAAATACTTTTCTGGTGGTAAACTTTTTATTGTTTCTTCTACAGTATTGACTTAAAGCCACTCTCATTTTTTGAACTAACGTAGGCTCAAAAACAACTGCATAACTGTCACCGATTTCCATCTTATGATAATTATACTTGTTATTTCTCGGACCATCGTAGTTTTCGGGTATAGGTACGTTCTTTTCAAAGTCCATATTATGCCTCTGCTATATCGAGTTTTTCCCAGCTGTTCCAGTCAACATCAATAATAGTCCTCTCATTACCTGTTCCAGGAATATATATTGACGCTCTAATATGTGGAGCAACTTTTTCACCTTGAGCATGCTCATGTATCATAAGGGCAGTCATAGGAAACTTAACCTCATTTATATCCATGTGCATTTTATCTAGCTCTTTAACTAAAAAAGGTTTGAGTTTAGTTTCATCGAGTTGTCGATTGTACTCATTCTCTCTACCCTTTTTAATTATATTTTGTAGCTGTTTAAAGGTTGCTACTTTACCTTTTAGAGACATCGCTCTAGCCATATCACACCTCTTCTGCGAATTTGGATTTTACGTCATACTTTATATCACCTAGTTTTAGATCACTGTGTTTTTCTAATAACTCAGCAACGGTTAGTTCACCAGTGTAATAAAGTTGCCTTGTTTTATTTTTATCAGATGAAGGAACTTTATCAGTAGCTTTCACCTTACTCTCCATATTAATGCTTGACACACGAACCACTTTTTTCTGTATAGGTTTTCTAAACGAAGGTTTCTTAACCACGTTTGAGTGAAACGCTACATGATGTGGGTCAAAGTCAGAGTCACTAGGCTCTTTAGCCAGTGGTAGAAGTAATTTATAGAGTTTTCTGCATGCGTCTTGCTTATCTTTGTACTTAAACTTTTTCAAGTTATGGCACTCGATAATTTTATCTAGATGTTGCACATTGAACCATGAAGGATAGGCAAATTTATTAGGGTCAGCTAATATAAGTGACCCACCTCTAATCCTGCCTGACTTAACACTATTCACACGTACTACTCTTTTATAAGTAGTACCTTGTGGTGTATCTAAAACAAATACGACAGCTTCTTCGTCTAACATAATTACTTAAAATAAAAGCTAAGCATATATAACAATAAGTTAAAAGTAAAGGATAATCTAAAATTCTTCGTAAAAAATTTTAGTGAAGATTGTCTTCTTCAGTCCTAAACTCAGATCCGAAGTGATAACTCAAAGCAAGATCCATTGCGGAATGCATTACTTCTCTTAGATTTTCTTCTTCAAATACATGACCACTTGGTACAGTGGTTTCAAAAAATTCTATAGCTGATTGAACAGCAGCAAATAAAAATGCTGCAGGCACCACGCTATCTGGTGCTTCCATGTTTTCTGATATGTGTTTAGACTCTTCGACAAGACGTCGGGCTATCTCTTCAGTTAGCTCGGACATCTCGTCGAAAGTCATAGCCATTATGCAGCCTTAGCATACTCCAGAGCTTTTGATATAGCTTTCTGCTTAAGTGATGCACGACCACCGAACCACGCATTATGTAATGCTGCGTCACGGTCATGACCCCACTTATGATCAACTATAAAAGTGACAGCATTAGCAGCACCCCACCAAGTACCCTTAGAGGACTTGAGGTTAGCTCCTGGCTGTTCTTCTAAAGCCTGATGTACCATTGCTGGTATACGCTTAAACTCATCAACCATTGATTGACGTGTTGCTATAGCTTTTATATCACTCATTTGCTCAATATTCTTTTGCTGTTCCAATAATTCAGGTTGGAATAGCTCAGATATATATGATACTACATTTTGTGACGTATAGTTCTTAGAACTTAAGAACTCGGCAGACTCTTTAAAGTCTTTCATACGATCACCAGCGATACCTAGTGCTTCCTCAGCAGACTTAAATACTTCTGCATCAAGAGCCGTTAAATGAGGCATCTTGAAAGAAGGTCTAGTCTTATCTGCTAAAGCATAGGTAAGAGTGTTATTACAGACAACCCTAATAGGTGTAAACCTAATCTCGTTAGCTTTGCCCCACTTATGAGATACAGAAACTAGTAAATAACCTAGTACTCTGTCATCTCCAGGAAGCGTAAAACCATCATTGATTTTAGCTAAGCCCCAGACTTGTTCACCACCTTTTAAGGCACCAGCTGTATCCATCGACATATCTCCTACGCTAGTAAACTTCTCAAAAAATTTAAAAGCATCGGCATTTTGTGACGGTACAAACTTTGGACCACAAGGACCAAAGGTTTTGTTATCACTATCTCTTACTAAAACGTAGTAATCGTTCACAGGTATAACCTCTTTACTATTTTCTACGCTTGGCTCAGAGTGTGTGAATAAATGCCTTTTACTTACTGTCCAATCAAGTCCAGCAGCAACAAGCATTTCATCAGGAGTAAGGTTATCTTCAACCTTAACACCTAATCCGTGCCAGGGAACTTCCCCAGCATAAGCCATTGTTTCTACGGCATGAGCCATAATTACCTCCTTCTAATAAAAGTTAAAAGTTAGGGATACTATAAACTAACGATTACGAGATAATAGCATGTTCTTTAAGAACATTAACAAGTAAATCAAGCCAATGATCAAAAGTCATCACGCATTTAATGTCAGAATTTTTATACTTATTATTAATATAATTAATAGGTGCAACGACTCTTATAGGTTGTCTATCGAACTTATATATAAGTATAGGTATTTGATCCTCAGCAGATTTTTCTACTTGATTCCACCATGCATCTTTATACCAACTACCTTCTCTATATCTTTTACATTCAATAACGTGTAGGGGAATAGTTAGATCGCCCTTATCTTTTTCTTGATACTGTTCAAGGTTTCTTTTACAAACATAATCAATGTTATGCTCACTAAGGAAAGCGTTGAGTTTCTTAGCAATGTCACGCTCAAATGAAGCACCTTTGTTTCTTACATTAATCATTAACCACCTCTATATCTGCCGTAGTTTCTATCACAACTCTAGCACCACAGGACAGGATGGGCTTATCATTGCCCCCATACCTGACTGTACTCTCTCCTAGAATTTTAACTGCGTGACAGTAAGTATTATTCTTTCCTTCTTTTATAGTAATAACTGGCTCATCAGTGCCGTGTTTCAAGTTAGCTTTGATTTTATGTTGATTGACGTGAATGTATTTCTTCATCTTCTATCATCTCCCTTTTCTGTCTTGGCATGTACCCTAAAGCCCAGCAACTTATCACTATAAGTTTTTTCTTTATATCGTCGTATGAGTTCCAATCTCTTATTTCCTCAGCTGTGCGACCACAACCTTTACAAACCACAGTACCCCATTGAGTGACTGAGCAAGTTCCTATACATGGAGAGTCAGCTAAGCCTGTTGTTCGATGTAGAGATTTCTGAGCCATTCCTGCTTTTTATGAGTCTTATACCATTTTCTCTAAGCCACCCTCTCAACACATCATTATGCATATCAGGGTACTTCTCTTTTACTTTTTTACAAACTTCATTATAAACCTTTAATCCCTTGTAGTAATCACTATGCCCTAGCTTACACATACGAACTATCTGCCACACCCTCTGTTTTGAAATTTTATATTTCATACCTATCTCTTCTAAAGTAGCGTCAGAATTTTTATACAACATGTATATAGAAAAATACATTCTCTTTTTATCGTACCTAGTCATTAATATACCTTTGTCTTAAATCAGTGCTAGAAAATCCATGTTGTCTAGAGTTGTAGTAGATTTCTTTATCAGAGCGTGGGTTATTAAATTCTGTACAGCCAGTAAATGCTTTTCCTTTATATTCCTCACCTATTATTCTTACATGCCATTTTACCATATTGAGTAAGTTTAATAAATCTTGCTCTGTTTCATAACAAATTATTTCGTCCACATATTTACAACCCTTTAATTGTATCTGTCTTTCTATCAAACTTTGTATGGGTTTGCTTTTACTGTCTCTTTCTAAACTAGGGTCAATATGTAGTCCTACAATTAAATAGTCACAAACACCTTTAGCTTCTTCTAGCATAGCAACATGTCCTGCGTGTAATAAATCAAAAGCACTAAAAGTAATACCTATCTTCATTTAAAATACTCCAAATAATTTTCTATCTCTCCCCAGCTTTTACCTATCTCAGCATCTACTTTATTAGGTACATTGATTTTTACACAGTCTCTCATAACCTCAATGACTTTTTCACATTCCTGTTTATCTTTAACAGATATATTTAACTCGTCATGCACTTGAGTATGTGCGAGTATACCTTCTTTATGTAAATCCAGCATAGCTTTTTTAGTCATGTCTGCTGCTGAGCCTTGTATAAGTCGATTCATAGCCTTATATGTAAAAGCCCTTTTAAGCCCTTTTCCATACGTTTCGAGGGCTTTTTCGTAGGGGTAAGGGGTATCCCTATACGACATAGGTTCGTAAAGGTTAAAGCGACACTTACGTCCTAGGATAGTCTTTATATAACCTCTATTTGACCCTAGCCTAGCACAAGTATCTCGTAGACCACGGATAAAAGGTACTCGTTCATGATACTGATCAAATAGTATTTGACCCTCTTCTTCACTAATACCTAATTGACGTATGAGTTTATCTTTACCCATACCATAACTCAAACCTAGATTTATATTCTTAGCTTCCTTACGACTTATGTTAGCCATGTCTGCTACTATTTGATGAAAGTCTGCATCATCTGTGTAAGCCTCTGCTGCCTCTTGTGCACCTTCTTGTTTAGTAAGTAGCGAGTAATGTACTGTAAGTCTAGGCTCTTGTTGAGAGTAATCAAAACAACCCCAGTGACAGTCTTCTTCTGGTATAAATAAACTTCTTATTAAACTGCCTATTTCTGGATCACGAGCTGGTACTTGTTGTAAGTTAGGGTTGCTACAACTAAACCTACCAGTGACTGTGCCTCCATCATCTGACCTTAAAGGGTGTAGTTCCCCATGTATTCTACCGTCTACCTCGTGGTCTAAAATCATTTTATCTATAAAAGTAGTTCTAGCTTTATTAAGTTTTCTAGCCTGTGCTATCGCTAGTGGTAATTTATGGTCATGTGCCTCTAACCAAGCAGAAGTAAAACTCGGTGCATTTAGTTTTGGCGATCTAGGGTAATCTAAACCAGCTCTGTCAAATACCTGTGCGACTGATGCTGCTGCCCATAGGTCAGGGGTAATACCATACCAATTTTTTATTTGACTTAATATCTTTTGTTCTTTACCCTTTAACTCCTGACTAACTCTATCTGCTTTATCTAAATCGACTCTTACACCACGTCTCCTCATCTCTATAAGTACCCTTATTAAAGATGACTCAAGTTTATATATTTCACTAACCTCTTCCTCTTTTATTTTCTCTTTTAGAGTTTGCCATAATCTATAGGTAAGGTCAGCATCTTGCTCACCATACATGCCAACATATTTGGGTTCTAATTTATACATCTCTGATTTAGGGTTTAGCCCAAATGCTTCTGCTGCCTCGGTTAAAAGTTTTTCATCTTTTAATTCTCCCATAAACCTTTCGCCTAAACTGTTGAGAGAGTATCTCCTCTCGTTTTCATTTATCAAAGGTGCAGCAATCATAGTGTCTTGTACAGTACCATTAACAGTAAAGCCCTCATAAGTAAGCCACCCTAAATCATACTGTGCGTTATGAAATACTTTATCGTTGTCATGCTCTAACTGTTTAGCTAACCATTTATAGACTACTCCTCTATCTAAATTAGCCCCATAATGATGAGCCACAGGGAAATAACCTTTCCAACCTTCTGTAGCTATACCTATCCCAATTATTTCTCCTTGCTTACAAGCCCAGCTCGGACCATGAGTCATAAGCAGTGGGTCTCTAGTTTCTAAATCAATAGCTATCTCTTTAGCTTGTGTTAAATCAGGGAAACTATCTGGGGGTGTCCAGTCGGACTCAGGTGGAAAGAAACTTTTTTGATCCATTATTTTTTATTAGTCATGTGACCTTCTACAAGTAGTAAATACCTTCTTAGGTCTCTTATATCATCAAGTATACCAGTGTTGCTAGGGTCTTCTGTTATAGTTTTAAATATATCGTAGCCGTTCTTTTTACACTGATTCTCTATCCTATCAAACTTTCTAGCTAACATCATAAATGCACCAACACCACCACGAGAACGCCAACTGTCACCATAACTGACCTGTGCTTCCTCTAGCTTTTCTACATCATTATGGGCTAGTAATTTAATTAAATCAAAGTTAGATCCATTCATAATTAATACTCCTCATATTTTTCTCTACACATATTCTGCTTACCAAAATAACACCACTTACACTTCCACTTAGAAGGATTAGCAGGAAACTCTGTAGCCTCAGTCATTTCTACAGCTCTTATATGTATCTTATCTCTTTTGATATTTATACTCTCTTGAGTATAGATGTATCTATCTATTTTACCATGATCTAAATACCACATCTCTGTGATAATTTTTTCTAACTCAGGGTATCTTTTCAGGGCTATACCACCGTACAGCTCACACTGTTCTTTATGTGCTTCTTGATTGCCTTCGTATCTACCTGTCTTAAAATCAATTACTCTGGCTTCTTTAGAGTTTCCCTCGTCGTACACAAACGCATCTACTTTAGCTCTGCCCCATGTATCTTCATCAAACCAACCTGTTTGATCCCAGTCTTTAGTTATAGCCCAGTCACTTTCACATGTCACCTGACCAAGTTCATGTAGTTCTTTTAGTTTTACAAATGCTTCTTCAAACTCTCTTAACTCTTTCGGTAATTCGTCAAACCTACCACGAATGTACTCCTCACAAAGTTTATGCATATCCTTACCACGATCCATGGCAGGACTTCCAGGCTCTTTTATCTTTTTAATAAATTTAAACTCAGCTTGTTTAGGACACTTCTCATAACAACTAAGACGACTATAAGACCACTGTTCGATCATTTGATTCTCCTGTTTACTTTATTCTTCTAGATAACCATCTAAAACAAGCTTCCATCCAGTCATCAGCCTTACAGTGTTGTATTTCTATAAGTGCTTCTTCTTTCATACCTTTCTTAGAAAGATACCAAGCATCTTGTATAGGGGCTGCGACCTCAGAGAAAAATGGGTCGTTAAACTCCAACTGCTCAAAAGGTTTTCTAGTAAAAAACATAATTAAGTCAAATTCCCAATCACGGAAGCCTACGCTAACCATAGGATAGGGATTTACTTCGTCTAGTTTATACGGATTGTGATTAATTAATAGCTTTATTGTGTAATAATCAAAAGAATCTATCTGTAGTAGTTTTTCTCTCATAGGCTCGTACACGTTTAAATATGCATGATAATTATTACTTACCTGATAGTACTTACCTATTCGGATACCTGTTGCTGCAGCTACAAACTCATGCAGCATTGACATGTGCACTACGTTAGCTCCATATGCACCCCAGATAATATCGTTTGACCTATTTGATACTGTCATATCGAGACGAGGACTGTAGCCGTCAATGTGTACAGTTTTAAAGTATATAGCCGTATTACAGGGTACGTCAGCTCCATCTCGCCCTAAATCGCCCACAGCGTCCCACATTTGTAGTACACAGCGTCTGTCATAAATGTCATTTCTAAGTCTATCGATGATAATTCTTATTTGATCTTTGCCAGCAAAATCTTTAAACGTGGGGTCTTTAAAATAACTACGCCATCTCCATCCATACGCTCCCCACAAAGTATCACCATCATCACTATACCTACTCATGCCTTTATTGTAATGTTCCATAGTGGCTAAGTCATTAAAACCAGCTAACATCCATAAACCTTCCATAAAATGGAAAAAGGGGTTAGCGTCTCTATCTGGGTCAAATAAAACTCTCTCACGAGGGTTAGCATAAACTGTAGTGACAGGGTCTTCTACAGTGATAACTTCACCGTTCCTAGTTTTTTCTACGTGACCGTGTGAGTCTAATAAGTCCATGCCTCTCAAAAAGGCATCGTTCACGTTTCTACATTTTAGTGTGTGCATTACTCTCCTACTCCTTCTTTATATGCTTTCTTCCAACCTATGATTACATCCTTACGAGGTAGTCCGTTCCAAGCAGTTTTAGTTTGTTTCTCTACTACCTTAACACATGTAGGGTGTAAGGAGTGTAGTCTTTCTGCACCTTCATTGTGTACATCAATAGTTCGCCACTCACTACAACCACCGTCAGCGTTAGATGATTTTTGACCTTGTGCGTAATAGAAACTTACCTTACATGCTTTACCTTTTCTCAGCAGTTGTAGGGCTATATCAAAATCTTCCATTACCCTAGTCCTACCCCACTCTATATCATCAGGAAACTCGTTTAAGTTATAAGCGAGTACCCTCATGTATCGAGTATTTTCTACAGATAAATCTTCTACCCTATTATTACCCTCCCTAGCACTTACACCCACGTGGGCATAACCTTGACTGAGCCACTCGTCTAATAAGCCAAACATAGCAGGATACTCATCAGACTCTAAGTATCGTAAGTGCCAGTCGGTAGGGCTTTTACGAATGTAAAAACGTAAATCATCATCTAGCATAACTATATGGGGGTCATCGCTATGCTCTATAATATATTTTCGTTTAGCCCCTATGCCTATACAGTCCTCTGGGACTACCATTTTAGGTGTGTTAGGATATTTAGTATATAAGTGTTGCTCATCGTGGTCAATGACTAACGTCACGTCTCCATTAACTTGCATCCATTCGGGAAACCATTTTAGAGTTTCTTGATTAGTGGGTCTTCCACGAGTTGGTATATATATTTTCATAAGTATTGTGCCTCGTTAAAATTAGGGTATTTACTGTAGTTATATTTTGCTCTAGGTCTACCCTCGCCTAACCTAGTTCTCTCATATTTATCAAACTCACATAAACTATGCTCTATCTCTCTCATCTCTAGCTTTGGTACATGTGGCTCTAGATATTTATCTGCTATTTGTAAAAGCTCATACATCTCTGCGTTCCAGTCATGTTTATTTGAGTCCCAAGTAAGCGTTCTTAAATTCATTCTATTTAGTCCACGCTTTGCTCCTGGACCTGGATTTGCCCAAGTATATATATCACGAGCATTCCTTAATAAATGTGTGTGCCTTAAATCTGTGACAACTTCGTATGACATAAACCCACTAAATCCAGCGTAAGGAAGATAGTTTCTCCAAGTCTCTTCTAAACTACCAGAAACTATCTCTGGGTGGTTATTATATAAAGGTGTAAGTATTTTGTCTACTGTTTGTTCTATCTTAGTACCACCTAAAGTACCTGTCAACATATATGCACCTGTGTAAACTTTTTCTCCTCTATCCATTCTATCCTGCATTATGGCTTTTACCTTTTCTGGTTGCCAATCCTCAGGGAAACCTATCTCTTCTAGGGTGGATGGCCAATTTATTTGACGAGCCACGGACATTGAGAAAGCTAAATTAGGGTGGTCAAAGTAAGGCTCTCTCCAGTTTGTTCTTACCCATTCTGTGACTGTGTCTAGTTCTCTAAACACATTACAAAAACTATAAGTTTTTAATATCTTATCTTCTGTCCACGGTGGATGAAGACCGTTTTTTCTCCTTAAATATATTTGGTGTCTTTCATTTATGTAGTTAAAAAACCCTTCTACTTTATCTTGTACCATGATGGTGTACCTCGTTTAGTCCATTTCGCGAATACTTTTTCGCCTATATAATAGTTTCTATATGCCTCGACTGCATTCCCCTGAACTTTATATTGATCAGGCATGCATTGTGGATGTTCTTGTAGCCCTTTACTTTTTATCAAAGGGTTGGGCAGTGACATAATAACATCGTAAGATTTATGACATACGTTTTTATTATATCGCCACATAAATTCTTCATTGAGACAAATTAACAAGTCCTTTAGCCATAGCCAATTATCTAGACTGGCTGCAGACCATATAGTACAAGGGTGTTTCATATGTACAGGTCTGTAAGGTGCTGTTTGATCATGAATCCAAAAACTTGTACAAAGCATTTGAGCTGACTCTAAAATCATTTTAGACACATGTTTGTCACAGTGCATTTCTGCTGCAGTCTGTATATTATTGTCTAATTTAAAAATATTCACGTCGATATTTTACTTTACTTGTAAAGTTTAAGTATAGGGATCTTCCTAAAAAATAAACTGTTTTCTAGTTTTAGACCTCACTATGTGTAGGTTTTCTTTAGTTCTAGTCACACCTACATAAAAGTTTCTACACTCGTTGTCAGGGTTTCTATATAATTCATCGTAAGACTTAGTAGCCATATCAGATAATAAAACTACGTTGTCACACTCACCACCTTTAGAAGCATGTATAGTGCTAAGTTTTATCCTTGATGTATTTAAGTTTTCTTTTCTCCTCAAGCAAGATATTAGGTACTCTCTCTGAGTTATACCTATAAGGTCAAATGATTCATGCCATATACCGTCTACTAATAAACCATAGTCTCTTTTTAAATCTCCCATACTCAAAACTGTATCGCCTAATAAACTTTTTAATGTTTTATACCCCTTCTTAACTCCCTTACCAGCCCTCATATACGAGTAGATTTTTCTTATACTGTCAGCTTCTATTTTCTGACCTTTCCTTAACCTTTCCCAATCTTTTATAGCATTGATTAAAGTATCAGACACAGGAGATTTACCTGCCCTCTGATAAAATCTACCAGACTTTTTAAGGTAGTCCTCTACTTGATTCAGTAGATAATTATTTCTAGCTAAAAATAACCATTCACCTTCTGACACATCAATATGTTCAAAATCCATATGTATATTTATTTGACCCTCTTCTTCTCTAGGCTCCCATACCTTTTCCTTTCTATTACCTATTCTTTTTACTATTCTTAATGCCACATCGTGTACTTTTCTAGGTACTCTGTATGATTGTTTTAAATAAATGTTATTACCTTTTAAATTTATAAAATGATTTACATCAGCACCTGCCCATTTATAAATGGCTTGATCATCATCACCAGCTATGTACACATGCTTTACACCTTCTGCTAATTTTTCTACACACTTCCACTGTAAAGCTGATAAGTCTTGTGCTTCATCTATAATCAATACGTCTAAATTAGGTTTGGTGTCGTGAGTAAGAAACATCTCTAACATGTCTGTAAAATCGATTAAAAAGTTTTGGCTCTTATACTTAGAATAGTTTTTACAAAACCAATTAAAATGCATCCATGTTATATCTAAATCGTTAGCGTTGTTCCATATTTCTTTATAGCCCATTGATTGATTACGAGCCATGTTTTCTAAGAACAGCATTCTATCCCCCTTGCTTGATAGTGTCATTATATTTTCACCATCCCACGCAGAGTTTATTCTCTCACCTATAGTCCTACTAAACTCTCTAAGATTACTCCTAGCTAATACATCGTTCTTAGTAAAACCTAACCAATGATAACAGAGTGAGTGTAGCGTCCTAAAATAACACAGCTCTTGGCTTGTGTATGAAAACTTACCCATAGCTCTTGCGAGTGCTTCGTTTGCAGCTTTTTTAGTAAATGCTAAGTAGCCAAGTTTTTCTGGTGGAGTACCTTTCTCAAAATACTCTTCTACTTTGTTCAAAAGGTACGTTGTTTTTCCAGTTCCAGGTGGACCAAGAACCACGTTATACATTATAAGTCTGACCCCTCAAAGTTAGTTGGCTCAAGCTCTAAGTTCTCTACTCCATATTCAAACTCAGGTATAGACCATACATTAACTCCCCTACCTTTTAAGTTTAAAAACTTGTGTTCAGCTTTCATGTCTCTTAGCTTAGATGCTATTCTGTTAGTATCCATTTCTGTGAACCTGTGTTTTAAAAGGTACTCTTTTAAATCTTTAATTCTAAAAAAGGTACGACTATCTTCTGTGAAAGGCTTACCTAAAAGTATCTCGTCTCTTGTATTAGCTTGTGCCATATCAGTACAAAAAGATTCGAGTAAATCCATAAACTGCCCCTCTACAGAAATATCATCACTTACCTCTATAATCTCCATACCGTTGTCCATTAAGTTTTGTATAAGAGTCTGCCAAGCCCTGTCGTTCATACGCTGTGGCATTATATTTAAAATCTCCATACACACTCTTTGAAACTTTATTTGATTTTGAAGTTGTTCGGTGCTTAACTCTAATCTTTTATCATCAATAGATAAAAACCAGAGAGGTGGATTACTGTCTAACTTAGCTAAACTAGAGAATGTAGGAGCCGTGTTCCCGTTGCCGATGCCGTACTTACAGCTCCTACATTTACTTACATTACAGTAAGACTTGATTGGTTCATCTGAGCATTTATAGTTGTACTCTTTTTTTCTTAATGTACTTATTAAGGTTAAAACTTCTTGAGCAGGTAAAGGTGGTGTCACATATTTTCTGTTATACTCTTCTATCTCAGTTTCCCAAGTTTCTGGTATAGCTTTCTTTAAATATACACCCACATTAAATAAACCATTATTTCTTGTGCCTTCTGGAAAACCTTGTTTAAGTAATACTTGTAGACAAGGTGGACCGTCTTTCATGTCATCTAATAGAGGTACTTCTAACTCTAGTAATTCTTCTAAACTTAACGACCTTTTTTCTATATGCTCTATAAAGCCGTCTATACTTAGTGCCTCGCCCTTAGTATCGAAAGCGTACCTAAGAGAGTTTTCGCCCTCGAAATAGGGCATATTTAGCCATGAGCCTAAGTCTCCCCTATCTACTAATACCTCTCTTTGCTTAGGAAATATCTCTACACCACCATAACCTAGTCCTGCAGATATTTCTCTTAACTTATCTTGCATATCTCCTGCACTTACTCGCTCTCGAGTAAAACAGTATATGTGAGCTCCACCACTTTTACTTCTACACACTATAAGTGGTAAGCCAAATTCTTCTATCTTTAATACTAATTTTTTTAAATCTAATGAGTATTGGTCAACGTCAATGGCACCCCACCGTACCATGTTTTCTTCGTCTATAGGTATAATACCTAGCCCTGATTTACCACTAAGGTGGTCGTCCCAATGATTTGTAGTAGCCCCTACAGTTTTAATAGTTTTTGCTTTACCTGATTTTTTCTGACCTGTAGTTGCTATGTCAACAGTAAAAGTACCATGAGCTCTGTTAGAGCCTCTGAATATTTCATTTAATTTATTTGAATAATTCTCCAATCTATCCTCAAGTCTTAGTCTAGGGTAAGTACATATAACTTACCCTAGAACTGTAATTTAAAAAAGGATTAGAAAGGAGCTTCGTCGTTAGAAGTAGCCATCACAACATTTTCACTACCAATAGTTTGTGAAAACTGTTTAGCTGCAAGATACATATCTGTTTCTTCTTCTGTGACTGGACCCACCATGTCTACATTCCAACCGAACCATGTACCACGATCATTTGACTCCTGTACAGTAGTCAGTTTATATTTGTGGCTATAGGTAGGAGGAGTAAAAACACCACCGTCCGCTTTTTTCACTTTTAGACTAGCCATAACTGCGTTCCAAGTTCTTGATTTCTTTAACTGTGTTCCAGCCATAGGAATCATAACTTGTTGAAACGAGTCACCGTCTAGTACTAGGCAATAGTGAGTTGCTGATGTCTGGATATAGTTTCCATTATCGAGGACATCTCTACCATCCCTATCCTTTTTAGTTTGACGTAGTATTTCAGGGTCGAAGTGTTGCGTCACCAACCCTCCACCTGTCTCACGTGGCTGCCACTCGAGAAACATACGTCTATAAGAAACTGGTAATACAAAACATCCAACATCTTCTCTAAAGATTTCTTTAGTGACTGTGTTGGTTATATCACCAGCTACTGCACCCTCAATATATTTACCATCCTTCTTATTTACTTCTGGGCTCATAGCTTGAAGTATTTTAAGACGAGGGATAGTAATATCGTCAGAGGTCACATTTTCCAAACCTGACCCAGCATCTTCCTCAAATAATGAGGCAGTGGCTATAGCCGTGTTTGATTTTTTAGCTACTTCTTTTGATGGCTTAGATTCAGTAGGAGTAGCCTCTACGTCTTCTTTAACAGCTTCGTTAGTTGTCATTTTTTCACCTTTATTTTACGACCTACATATACGTTAAAGGTTTCTAAAGGGAGGTCGCTACCTTTTTCTACCTGCTCTTTAATGACAGCTTTGAGAGTCATAGGCTCTACCCATTTTTTCTGCATGAGTGAGTACCCTTCTTTCTCTAAGTTAGTCATAAGAGTTTTTGCACTCTCGTCTTCACCTCTACCGAAGTTAGCCGAGACAGTGTTCTTTATAATATCACCAAGACCATTTTCTTCAAGCCAATGAAAACATTGGTCTCTATTTTCCTCAGTGATACGACCAGAGTAAAACCTGTTTACTGAAATAGAAGTACCATCGCTAAGTTTAAATTCAGACATACCTACTTCTTCTAATTTAGAAGGTAAGTCCTCTTCACTTATTTGACGGTATTTATTTTTAAGATTGTTAAGAACATCTTGCTGTTCTTCTATTTGAGCTTCTAGGTCTTTCAGGTCTTTAGCTAAAGCAGAAATACTTTTTAAATCTTCAGACTTAATTTCTTTCTCCTCTGCATCTTTTTCCATTTGATCTAATATATTTGTCATAATTTTTCCTTAGTTATCACTACTTTTGGTAGTGCGTCTCTATTAAACTATTTTTGGTAATAAAAGTAAATAGGCTGTTGCGTATTTAAACGCCACTTCTAAATGTGAGGTTGATTCTCTCTCCACAACCTTTCATATCTAACACTGCGTGTGTACTTCTCATTTGAGATTTACCGTCAAATATAAAAACATCTCCATCTTCCATTAAATAATGTGTCAAACTTTTTTTAGGAATATACTTAGTGTATATTTCACTAGTGTCTACTCTATCTTTTATGTTCTTTTCGTACTCTAGCCATTCAAATACTCTCGGTGCACCAAGAGACACGGACAAAACTATGTCATTTTTAGTAGGTACTGTATCAGAGTGGTGGGGTATGCCTTTACCTTCTGGTCCATAATACCCACACAAACAAAAATTAAATTTTACTTTTCTCTTTAACTTCTCACTTACTAAATATTCTGCGTTTAATTTTATAGCAGTCATAGGAGTGGTCCATGGCTCAGGCTCATATAGTTTACCAGCATAATTAAAAGGGCTATCACCAAATCCACGAGTTGGTCTACCTACTACCTTTTTACCTTTATACATGCGAACTCTTGGCTCGTCCCAAGTAGTTATGCCACAATCAAAACCTGTAAATTCTCCTTTTATAAATTCCATCATAATAAGTGATGGTGTGTCTTGTCAAGTTTATTGTCTTAGGAGGATCATGGAAAATGACAAAACTTATACGGCACCACCATCAGTGCCTATTAGTACTATTTACTATTAGTAGTATAGGGAGATTTTATTTTTAGTAAAGGATAAATGTTAATTTTAGCTAATAGGTCAATATGTTCTTAGGTATATCCTTAAATAAATCAATTACTTAAGCTACCTATTAGCTGATATATTATCACCCTATTAGCTAGATAGTGCTAATAAATCACGAGCAATCATTTACTTTCTGGTTAAGTATAAATATGCTATCCCCTATATGAGTCAGTTTATTTATAAAACCACACCGTATGCTCATCAGATAAGTGCATTGAAGATGTCATGTGATAAAGAAGCATTCGCTTTATTTATGGAGATGGGCTGTGGTAAGTCAAAAGTAGTAATTGACAACTTTGCTAAGTTGTACATAGATAAAAAACTGAACGGTGTACTCATAGTTGCACCCAAAGGTGTATACGATAATTGGTTTACATACGAAATACCAACACACTTACCTGACGAAATACCAAGATCGGTAGTCAAATGGTCAAACGCTAATACTAAAAAGAATAAAGAAAACTTAGAAACTCTGTTTGATAAATCAGATGAGCTAAAGATATTTATTATGAACATAGAAGCATTCAGTACAAAGAAAGGTACTGAGATAGCTTCTAAGTTTTTAATGGAACGTCAATGTATGTTTATTATAGATGAAAGTACAACTATCAAAAACTACAAAGCTAAGAGAACTGTCAATACTGTAAGACTTGGTAAGTATGCATATTATAAAAGAATACTGACAGGCTCTCCTGTGACAAAAAGTCCACTAGATTTATTTAGTCAATGTTATTTTCTAGACCCATCACTACTAGGTTTCAGTAGTTATTTTTCATTCAGAGCAAGGTTTGCTGACTTAGTAGAACGTTCCATGAACGGTAGGAACTTTAAATTAGTCACAGGCTATAAGAACTTGAACGAATTAAATGAATTATTAAGGTCATTTAGTTTCCGTATCTTGAAAAAAGAATGCCTTGACCTTCCTCCAAAAGTGTATATTAAGCGAAAAATAGAGATGACAGACGACCAAAAACGCGTCTACAAGGATATTCAACGCAATGCTTTAGCCGTACTGTCAGGCGAAAAGGTCACAATTAACTCTGTAATTACACAAATAGTGAGATTACATCAAATATCTTGTGGTTTTATAAATACTGATGAGGGTACTACGAAAGAGTTAGATTCTAATAGGTTGGAAGAATTATTACAGATAATAGAAGAAGTTCAAGGCAAGGTTATTATCTGGGCTAACTATAGGCATGACATTAGAAAGATAAATAAAGCCCTCAGTGAGAAATATGGCTCTGACTCAGTAGGTATGTACTTTGGTGACGTACAACAATCAGAGCGTGAAGGTATTATAAGGGATTTTCAAAACCCTGACAGTAAAATGAGATTTTTTGTAGGTAATACACAGACAGGTGGTTATGGTATTACCTTGACTGCTGCAAATACAGTCATATATTATTCTAATAATTATGATTTAGAGAAAAGGCTACAGTCAGAAGATAGAGCTCATCGTATCGGTCAAAATGATAAGGTCACATATATTGATATAGTGTGTGAAAAAACTGTTGATGAAAAAATAGTGAAAGCCTTGCGTCAAAAACAAAACATTGCTCAAACTGTGCTTGGTGAAGAAAAGTGGAAAGACTGGTTAGTTTAGAAATCGTATTTAAGTGGCATAATACTTCTTTTCATGTTTCCAGAAGAAGGTGGACCACCTGATACTTGGCTGTTTGGTTGAAAATTCAGTTCATCTAAATCTTTTTCTATAGATTTTTCCATTTGATATTGTAGATCATCTTTTAACATCTCTATTCTATCCTCATTAGACCTACCTTGAGCAGCACCAGTAAGTTCTCCTACCAAATCCCCTGGATGATATATGTATTCCCCTAACAAATAACCTACGTCTCTTCTGACCATATTAGCTATTGGGTCGTCTAATCCTCTTTGAACCATTAAAGCATCATATAGCAGTTTAGGGTCATTCATTATATCTAATTGTTTTTTACTTCCCCTACTACCAATTAACTGGTTTGCAGCAGTTAAGAATCTTCCTGGTCTCGTAAATAGCCCCACATATGCTCTAAGTACAGATTGTGCAGCTTTATAGAGAGGGAGTTTGACACCCTCACCAAATCCTTGTCCTTCAGCTGGAAGTAAGACTTTTAATTGCCTTTGGAGTTTAGTTAAACCTTCTACAAAATCGTCACCTAAAAACACACCCATCGCTGCACCATGTTCAGATATATATTGACCCATTTTATTTGCGTCAAACACATCTGTGCCTAGCTGTTTTGTAGAAGTTTTTTTCATAAAGTCGTCATACATAGCTAATTTAACTTTGTCCATTAACTGTGTGCCACCTGATTGATTATCTGCAGCTTTTACTATTTCAAATAGTTTACTTGGTTTCGTCACATTATTCGGTTCGAATATTTGACTAAACCAAATTTCTGGTTGGTCTAAGTTATCTTTAGTGATTACATCTATATCGACACTATTTTTCGCTTTTTGTAAGAATAAGTTTTCAGCTTCTAAATCTTTGTTATATCTTCTAACCAATTGATCAACATTGGCAAAACTGTCTAATTCTTGTTTAGAAAATATTCCATTGCTAGGATCTAATAGACTAGCATTGTTATTTTTCCACACTCTAAGTAATTCTTCTCCATTTTCTTTAGGTATGATCTTACCGTCTTTTATATCAAAAACATTTTCAAATAAATTATTTTTACCTGCTAATCTGACATCATCTACTAATTTAGCATTATTAGGGTCTAAAAAGATTTCACTTAAATACTTAGGAGAACTGATAACTCCATCATCAGTTATAGTAGATCCTGAGTTTATAAATTTTAATAATCTGTTAGAAGCTGAAAGACTATCAGCACTAAGTGAATTCACGACGTTATTGCTTAATCTAGTTATATCTCCTATTAACCCTGATTTATATTGATTTGTCAATACTTTATATTTGTCTAAAGCATCATCTAGTAATTTAGTGCTTCCTTCACCACCTTGTTCTACTAAAGTTTTGTATCTTGTGGCATCATACGTATCTATAACTTTTTCTAATTCCGAGATTAGTTTTCTATTTCTTTGAGGGTTTTGATATGCGTCAAATAAAATTCCCCTAAGTTCTTCTAAATCTGCGTCAAATGACTCTCTTGATTGAAATTTTTGACCCTTTATTTTATCAGTACCTTTTATTTTGTTTATTGCTCTTTTTGCTATACCTATTAGTTCTCCTGGAGGGAATATTTGGTCTTTCGATTGTTTAATTATTCCCTCAAAAACTTCGGCAACTTCTGTCATATCAAAAGGTTTTTTTCTTTTGTCTTTTATAGAATTAAATGCTAAGTCAAAAGCCTCATCTGATTCTTTTTGCCTAGCCATTCTTAAATTATAGAAATCTTCTTGTATATTTCTAGTTATAGTTGATGGAGAAACATCTATACCACCGTCCAAAAATTTTGTAAATTCATCTGAGTTTCTCTTTATAAAGTCATCCATATTGTTTTTAGCAATTATAACATTAGGTGCACTTTCAGTGTAGTCTAGTGTTGCGTCACGCACTTGTGTACCTGTTCTTGACATAGCTATATCTGACCCTTCTTGAAAAGCGTCTATTTTATTTAAATCTGCACCTGTTTCAAAAATATCGTCTACTGCTCTTTCACCTAATTCTTTTTGATCTTCAAGCTTAATTCTTATATTACTTCCTTCAATAGAAGTTGCTGCTTTTTCTAATTCTTTTTGTCCTGCTTCAAACGGACTTACAAGTTTTGGTCCACCTTGTGCAGCTTGTATTTCAGCGTATGCTTTTACAACCTGTGGGGCAGTAAGATTACTAACTGAAATTAAATTAGTGTCCTCTATATTTTTAGACACATATTCAAATGCTTTAATAAATTCATCTTCGTCTATGCCGAATGGTAAAGTACCTGCGCCTCTATCTCTTCCACCTTTAAGTCCAGGATCAAGAACTCCACCTCCAGGAATTTTAAATTTTCCTCTTGAGAGTATAGCCAGCATAGTGTTGACACTTCCCCCTATACCCATAATTATACCTGCTTCTTTCATAGCGTCTTTTAGTATAGGATAATCCTCAGCTATAATGCCTCTTTCTTGTAAATTATTTAGAACACTATATTTATAAAGAAATGCTGCAGTTCCTTCTGCTACTATACCACCTGTTATTCCACCAGCTATCGCTCCACCTGGACCTCCAGTAGCACCAATAGCCGTTCCACCTGTCGTACCTGCAATACCAGCACCAATCTCAAGTGCTAATTGGCTCACAAAAGGTACAGCTTCCATAAATTGTAAACCTGGAGGATTTACTGCAGAACGTTTACCGTCTAAATAAGGGTTTTGAAAAGTAAAACCTACTGTACCACTAGGGTCTGACTGTACATCAAAATCATAATCTGGAGGAAATTCTTGACCTTCTTTTGCGTACGCATTATTAAATTTTTCTCTTAATAATCTTTCGATTGTTTCTTTACTATTTTGAGTTGGAGTGTTGATTATTGAGGGTGGTAGATTACTATAGTCGTGTAAAAACCCGAATGGTAAATTATTTTCATAGTCAATTTGAAACATTTCGCCAAGGTCTCGAGGTTGTAACCTATCTAGTATTTTTCTTTGGAAAAAATAAGGATCTCCAGCTTTTACACCACGTGCTACAGCACTAGAGTATAGGTTTTGGTCAGCTGTGATAAGATCTTCATAGGTTAGTCTAGGATCTTCATAGGTTAGTCTAGGTTTGCCTTCAAGTAAAGACCACGGCTGATTGCTAGCTATATTCCTTTTCTGTCTATACTGGTCGGGACCATAACCATATTCAGCTAATTTTTCTACCTCAAGTGCACGTGAAATCTCGTCATCTTGAGTAGAGTACACAGTGGGCAGGTTTTTAAATGCATCAAATGCTTTAGGGTTGTTTAAAAGACTTTGTAATCTTTGGTTAAGTAAATCGTCTGTTGTGGGTAGATCTATAATATCATCGTTTGCCATGTTATTCCGTACCTTCCATAATTTTTTGTATTTCGTCTGCTATGAGAAATTTTTGATCTTGTGGTAAAGTCAATATGTAATTTGTTATATCTTTCACAAACATTTGTCTAACTGAACTAGACTCGTTGCTAACTTCATTAGCTTTTTTACTTATTCTTTCTAGTATAGCTGAGAAATTATCCTCTCTACCTAAACTTGAGAAGAAAGGTGTATATCTTGTGCTGTAATTGGGTTGACCTGTACTTGTTTGAGATTGCTGTGTAGTAGTTTGTGATGTGTCATCAGTTTCACTCTCTATGTCTTTATAGAGACTTGCAAAAGAAACATCTGGATTAAATGGATCGATTGGGTTTTGTAGTATAGCGTTTAAACCTTCTACGAACTTATCATCTCCTGTTAAATATACATCTGATTCAAGTCCAAATTTAGTTTGATAGAGACTCCTAAGTAGTTGTTTTCTCAATTGGTTATGTCTTGCGACTAAACTTTCTCTATTAGAAGAGTCAAAACCAGCCGATTTCATAGCGTGTACTAAATCTCTATCTGATAACGCTCTGGCTTCACCTAGCCCCATAGCTTTCGCTAAAGCAACAGCTAAGTTGAAAGTCAATGCTTGGTATTCTCTATTATTTACATTAGTTCCTAACAACCCAGAGTACTCTTCTGTATTTGTAAAATCAGTAAATAACTGTTGAGCTGTGATAGAACTACCGTCTGCACCTTTAAAAGTTGTATCTGTGAAATTTAAAACATCGTTTGTAGCTGTGACAATATTATCAAAACCACTACCTATTGCACCAATCTCATCTAAACCTCGTTGCATAAAATTAGAGAATGTTCTAGCACCACCTGGAAGCTGGGCACCTTGATCGACTACTTTCATTATATCATCAAGTAGCGTGTACACCTCAGCAATATCTGTGGCTTGTTCTCTAAACTCTTTTGTTCTATTTCTTCTGTCTTTATTTAAAGTTCGTTCACTACCACCAGGACCAGATATAAAAGTAGTATTTCCTTCACTATCAACAGAGAATGTAAACCCACCTGCGTATTGTTTTTGGTCAGTTTTATAATTTACTTGAGTTTCTGGTACAAGCATAGGCATAAGTTTACCGTCTATATTTCTAAGAATAGGTATTAAATCAATATCCTTATCACTAAAGTCAACATCAGGAAACTTTTTCCTTAAATTTTCTACTTGACTATCAGTTAGATTTGCAAAATTAGGATTACCTTCTAATCTAGATCCTGGAGCTCCTGTGAAACCTTCTGGGTACACTATTTGGTATTGTTTTGTATCTTTATTTTGATTACCTGAAACTATTTGAAAACCCATGTCTTGATATCCACTTGCTTCACTGTTAGTCAGTAGTGTGGTAATGCTATTGCCGTTTGGGTCAGTTATGGTATAGTCTGATACTTTTCCATCAAGATCTTTATCGTAAGGTCTTATGTCAACACCTTCTGTGTTACTTAATTTAGAGGCTTCCATAGTGTTCAATATTCGCATACCTCCGTTCACTATGTATGGTGTGCCTTTTTCAGTAATTTGTGCAGCAGATATTTTTAAATCCTCTAGTGCTAAATTAGTAGCAAACTCATCTTTACGTATTCGTTCGTTTAATTTAAATTGTAAGTATTTATCATCAAATTGCCTATCTTCTTGTTTTTTAGTGACTGCGTATTTACTAAAAGCATTAGTCAAAGCAGTTGTCCAGTCCTCGCCTTCTGCACCTGATTGCATTAAAGACATGCCTGCCACCATGTAAGGTAATGCTTCATCTGGTCTACGAATATATTTTTCTAAATCATCCCCACCCAACATACTTGCTGCAGCGTTTTTGTATATCTGCATTTTTTCTTTTCTTTCTTCTGGGCTATTACCTAAAAAACTTACTATAGAAGTATTGAGTGAAGTTATATCGTTAGCATTTTTTTGTGCTTCCGCTAATTGTTGAGGATCACCACTCGCTTCCGCAGTTTGTACTTTTTCTGCAGCTGAGTTTATTTGTGCTGCGACTATTGTGTCTAAGTCATCAGCAGTGTCTTCATCTTTAGTAAGACCCAACATATCCATTTGATCTACCATATGACTCGTCACTATACCTAGCTCACCTGTAGGATCGCTTGACATTAACCCTCTGCCTAGAGTAGAAGCTATACCACCACTTTGATCCATACCCATAGTAGCCATAGGTGGCTGTTCTGGTACGTTAGTCATTTGATCTCTTTGAAGTAGCATAAGCTCATCAGGGCTTAAACCTGTCTGTAATGATACTTCCTGAGGAGACATTCCTGAGTTTAATAAACTACTTGCTAAGTTTGCTGGGCTTTGTTGAAATAGACTATCTAAACCACTTAATTGGAAACCTTGTGTTATTGGGTCAAATCTTTGTGCCATTTGTATATTAAATTATAGTGTCTTGCATATTATTGTGGTTCAAACCTTTCGCCATTCCGTATAGCTGTAATCCTGTACCTGCTAATTGCATAAATTTATTTGGCTGTGGCTCAGGGTCATTTACGTCTTCTACTGTTTGGAAAACATTACTGCCCAGTGTCGGAGCAATACCAGATGCTAAGCTACCCACATTCCTAAGGACACTCATCGGATAATTTATTGAACCAACATAATTACCATAATCAATATCAAGTCCTCTTTGAGCTTGTCCTTGTTGTTGAGCCCCAAGCGAACTTAACCTGTTAATATCTCCACCCATTAAATTATATATACCTGTGTTTATATTACCGAGAGCACCTGCACCTCTGCCTACAGTGTTAATTAAATCACCACCACCAGCTATACCTATGTTTGCTAAATTACCAGCTAGTGAACCTAGCCCACCAGCTACAGTTCCTCTGCCTTTAAATGCAGCTTGTGCGTTAGCCATAGCATCACTAAAACCTTGCCTTCTTATACCACCTACAGCTTCTGCTGCACCTTTGCCAAATCTTTCTGCCAAGTCAGCTTGCATTAACCTACCTCTTGACCCACCAAAAGCACCAGACTGTATAGCTTGATTATTTAGTTGGTTTTGAGTTATATCAAATTGATCTTGAAAGTCTGATAAAGTTTGATCGACTACAGCGTCTTCATAAGGATTGTAAAACCTAGCTGTATCTGTAGGATCAAATCCACCAGCCATACTTCTTAGAATATTTTGCCCTTCTTGTGTACCTGATATACCTTGCTGAACACCAGTTTGCATTAAATTAGTGCCTGTATCTAATGCACCACTTAAAAAGTTTTGAGCCGAAGTCATTCCAGGAAGATAACTTCCTACACCTTGTCTAGCTAATTCAAATGCTTGAAGTTGGTCAGGTGTGAAGTCTGCTATTCTTTGTCCTTCATAATTATAAGGAGTTGTTCCATCAGTTAATAAGTTTTGAAATTCTTTATTAAGAGCAGGAAACACTCCTTGACTCATCAATTCACCATAAAATATAGGTGGGGAAGTAGTTGCTTGTGTAGTGTTTATCGCCATTATACTGTCTCGAAATTAGGGTAAACTACCTGACTCACTGGTTGAGCTCTCATAGATTCTAAATAATTTAATAAAGCTGAATTTTCTATGCCTGCGTTTAATGGTATTAACCCTGCTGCTTGATTCCTAGACTGTCTTGCTAATTGTGGACCAGAAGGGAAATCAAAAGATCCTGCCTGACCCATCCCTTTATTCATATAATCTAGTATTTGTGGATTTTGCATTAAAGTTCTTTCTTGTTCTTCTTGTTCAGGAGTTTTCATGCCACCCATGGCACCCATAGCCCCTAGACCAACTATAGCTTTTTCCATACCACTTAAACCTTGAAACGCTGAGCCTATGCCTGTTGCCCCTGGACCAGCAGTGCCAAATATTCCTCTTGCATTAGCCCCTAAGTTTTCTAAAAATCCACCTACTCCACCAGAAGTGACTCCACCTGCACCAAAACCTAATTGTGGACCTGCACCAACTAAACCTTGTCCACCAGGACCTAGTACGAAGTTTTGACCTATTGAGTCTGAAATGACTCCACCTGTTGTGGTCAAATTTCCTACAGGAGTAGCTGAACCCAATGTACCACCTTGTAGCCCTGCACCTTGAGCCATACTACCAAGAGTGTAACCTGTTAGTGCCTGTTTTGCAGCATAACCTAAATCACCTTCTTTTACAGCACCACCAATAGCACCACCTATCGCTGCACCTGGAGGTCCAGCTACAGCAAAACCTACTATGTGTCCGATAGTCGGAGCATTTTTCTTAATGTCTCCCCATAAATCACTTAAAAACCCAAACTCCATGATTCCTGTGTTAGGATTGATTGAGTTTGCATCGTTGCCCACGGTATATTGATTCATATCAACACCGAATTTGTCGTAGACTTCTTGTAAGGTCTGTAAAAGCTCTGGGTCTTGTGCTAATTTTTTAGGTATTACGATTTCTCCTGGAGCTAGGTGTCCCATAACTTGATCACCATACCTGCCTTGATCAGCAAGTATTTTTTGGGTCATAGCTTCGGGATCTGACTGACCCATCTCCATCATCATTTGTTCCGACATATCGGATGCTATGTTCATTCCAGGTGTTGTGCCCATAAGTTCTTCTGGTAATACAGCAGACATCTGTGCTGTGACTTTATCTCCCAATAATGGAGAAAGAGGGATATCTTTCAATAAACCCATTTGACCTTTATTTAAAAGACCACTTATTCCACCCAGTTGCGCTATGCCACTTTGGAATTGTCCCATAACAGGTAATGATTTTAAAAGATTCATTTCTCTCTTGAGACTCCTTTCATTTTCTCATAAGTTCTAAGACCACCTAATCCGAGCATACCCATAAGTATACTAGATAATTGTGAAAACTCAAAGCTCGGTAGATCTATAGCCACACCAGTAGCTATAAGAATAGTCTCTATTATAGGGGAAACAACAAAGTGATACGCTAAAGCTACACCACAAGTCCATCCCACAAATGGTCGCCAACCAGCTACAAATATGTTTTTATGTGCAGCTTCTTGTTTATTTAATTGTATTTGTGCGAGATTAGCGTCATGAAACGCCATAGTCATTTCTTTCTGTAGCTTCATTTTTAGATTTTTATCAGGTATGAATTTACCTAATACTTTATCTGCTACTTCTATTACTTGACCTATCATATTATTTATTTAATATCTTATGACCATAAATCTTATCTACCCAGTCGATTAATTCATTTTCTTCTAGGGTATGCTTGAGTAAGTTTACCTTTTTTGCAACTAGTTGTATATTCTTTCTTACATATAAACCTTTCGGTTTTATCCTATCAATAGAGACGTTTGTGTCCTCTCCACCGTCACTTTTATTAAAAGTCATAGGTATACCAGATAAAGCACATCTACCGTCCTGCTCGTCCCAGAGCTCGTATAAGTCCTCTGGTATAAGCGTAAATGTATGTCCTTGTTTTTCTCTTGAATATCTTAGTTGTATAAGCAAATTTTTCATAAACCTATATCTAGAACTAGATATATGTAGTTTTTTAGCTTTTTGTAAACAAGCACCACATGCTTGAGGTTTATTATTATGCCACCTATCAGTAAATTTATTACAGTAAGGACATCTTTTCTGTTTTGTCACAAGTGAATACTGGTTGCTCCCTTCGTCAATACTGATACTATACCTAAACTTGCTTGAGCCGATAAGCCATTTTCTGGCGGACCACTAAAAGAAGAAGAGTCAGTTGTATCGATATTTAACCAGTTATCGCCGTCATAAACTTGTAGTTTATTTAAAGTTGTGTCAAATACTATAGCCCCTTGATTAAATTTATTTTCTAATTTTTCCTGAGTTGTTATTTGACGAGTGTTATCAGGATCAAATTGACCTAAATTAATTTCAAGAATACGAACTAACCTATTGTACAGATTACCGTCTATACTACCATCCATACTTGTAGGTAGTTGTGTTTGTAGAAGTTTACTCATCTTCTCCCGTTAGGTTTTATTTCTATTCTATTATTACCTAATCGCCAACCTGTGTCTGTGTTTCCTGGATATGAAGCGTCATCATCAGATTCAAAACGCACAGCTATCTGTCTTGATCTTGATCTTAAATCTACTTTAGCTGTATCACCAGCCACTACATTTGTACTATTTGTAGTTAAAGTTTCTCCTGGAGCATTACGAGTTTTTAATACAAAATTTATTTGACCATCACTAGAGTTGTTTAAAAACCTAACGTCTGGTATAAGTTTGCTCACAAAACTAAATTGATCACCATCTTCCATGTCCATATCAGAACTTTCTATAAATACATTAGTCATAGGGCTACCGTCATCATCATAACCAAACTCATGTTGATATAAATAATTACTACCTGTAGCTCTCGGGTATGGTTCTGTGCCTGCGTCTAACCAAGCTGTTCTGCTTAATTGACCATAAGCCCATGCATTATTAGCGTAGTTATAAGAAACATATCTATCTATCTCACTCCCACCAGCAGAAGTATAAAACCAACCTACTTCATCAAACTCTTCATTTAAAAAAGCATGAAATTTATATGCTTCCGAAATATTCAAATCATTAAATACATAACTTAAAACAGAACAAGGTATTTTTTGTACTGTTCCTGTGTATACATAAAAGTTATCAATAGCCATCCAAAAAACACCTTTAGAGGTGACTATTGCTGCATTAGGTCCAATTAATCCTGTTTCTTTATTTATTAAATTTATACCAAATGTAAAAGGTGGTCCAACAAACTGCATACTATACAAAGCAGTATCAGTCCAAACTAATATCTCTTGCCTAGATTTTTGAGCACCAATAATTATACTTCCTTCTGATAAAGTTAAAGAACCAGCAGTATTTGTACTTTTAGGTTCCCACTCTGATATATTTTCTTGGTCACAAAATGCTATGAAAAGTGGATCTTGTACTCCTGTTCTTGCTGTACCTGCAGCATTTAAAGGGTCAGCACCCATAACGATAGCATGCCTATCTACTTGAGAAACTAGGGTCACTAAACCAACAGTTGGAGCTAAATTAGATCCTGCTAAATCTGTTAAATTTTTAGCTCTATTATTTGATGGGTTAGTTGCCCAAGATACTCCTGCAGAATTATCCCAATAAAAAACTCCGCCATTTCTTGGATTGATTAGTAAATCTTCACCAAAATTATCATGAGACCACAGTCTTAATTGATTACCAAAAGCTAGTGGACTAGTAGAACCGAAAGTACTTTCTCCCCAAGCACCTGCTCCCCAACCTGTACCTGATACATAATTATCAAGACCTATCTGTATTTGATAATAACCTATCACGCTACTTCCACCTTTGCCACTTCCTGCATCTGAAGCATTTGCTGTCACTGGGACAGTAAATGTATAAGTGTTGACGGTTGGTACAGAAACTACTTCAAAACCAGATTGATTAAGTGAAGTACCTTCTTGGTTTATAACATCAGCTGTTATATTACCACCAAAAGTTGCTGCACCACTAAAACTTACATAATCTCCTACAGATAACCCATGATTACTGTCCGTAGCAGTTATTGTGCTTGAGCCATCACTTGCAGCAAAAGTGACATCTCCTGCAGCAGTTGTTTCTCGTAAAGGGGTTATATCGTAAAAACTACCACCTTCTTCTACATAGTATTTTACAGTTGTGCCTAAACCTAAAAATTTAGTTCCTACTAAATTTGTCCATCCATGTAAAGCTCTACAGTTGCCTTCAAAAGTATTACTGTTATCTTTTCTCCAGCCACCTATTTTTTCAGGGAGACCTTTAGCAAACCTAATTAAATTTCCATCAAACCAACCGTTCTCATTAGAGTAATTTGTGTTTTCTCTATTGATTCCAGGTCTGAACTGTATAGTTGTAAGTTTTGTCATTCTATAACTCTATATGTTTTACCGTCGTAAGAAAAACTATTTCTTCTATTTTCTTCTGGTGATACATAACTTACATGTACCCAACCACTGTGTGGATCCACACCGTCATAATATTCGAGAATAATTTGGTCGTAGTCAAGTTTTTCTTTAATGTAATGTAAGAGCTCCTCGTTATCTATTCCAGGAAGTTCTATATCTACGGCTTGACCTAGAGTGTGTTGACTAGTGTCACGAGAGCCAAGTTTTCTATTGAGCTCCAAACAGCGATAGCCAGAATTAGGACTAAAAGGTTTGCCGAAATTATTTCGTATGGGTTCAAGTATTTCTCCACAAAGAGATTTTAAATTATTAAATATTGTTTCGTCTTGAACTGTATTATCAATACCATTACGCAAAGCAACTTGAGATTTTTCAAGTTCTCTTAATCTAAAATGTTTTGATAATCTAGTTTCCGAGGAGAACTTCATTTTCGTTCTCCTAAAACAAGGCAAATTTTACTAAAAATCCAATAATAGTTAAAGAAATAGTCACAATAAATATCAAGCCATTCCTAATAGTTCTATTAATGGAAGAAACACCACTTTCAATAGAGTCAAGTCTGCGATAGTTTTCTTTCCATCGCTGGTCACATGCTGCTTCATGAGCACTTAACCTTTTATCTAACTCAGTGACTGTTGCTCTTTTTGCCATTTTAAAAATGATTTTTTAAATTTTCCCAGTATTCAACAGCTTTTTTATTTACAAACCTGTTGATGTCTGGTCTTACTGCTTTAAGTATAACTTTTCCTACAATTAAAATTAAAGCTATCCATATTATAATTTCCATATTTACCTCATGAGAAAGTGACTACGTGATTTGGACCTGCCCCACTATAAGCAGTAAAGTAAGTTCCAAAAGTTTGATAACTGGTGGGAGATGGCATGTTCCATGTCCATGAAGTGTACCAGCCAGAAGGGGCACTGGCATCTTTGACTTGAAGGAAATAATCTGCTCCAGTTCTGCTAAAACTATTAGTTGAACTATTCCAACTTGGACCAGAACAGTTCGTTATTGATATACTGTTCCAATTAGCATTACTCATTTTACCATCTACTTTAAGAGAAACTGCTGTATTACCGAAAAAACCTCCAGAGGAGAGTGATAGTAAAGTTTTACCAGAAATACCAGTTATAGAAGTTGCAGTGGTTGTGCCCAAGAGAGTACCACCATTATATGCTTGTTGTTTGTACCCCCATGTGAAGTACTGTTGATAATATGCATTTATCGTAAATGTTTGTGCTACTGTTCCTGTTGAAGCTTCTTCTTTCATTGCACCGTAAAAATCTGCAAAATCTGATTGTGCTTCTGAGGATTTGCCTATTAAATCCCTTATATCTGAATCATTTATGGTACAAGCAGTAGTAGAAGAACCTCCAGCTTCTACGTGGATCTCATTTAAATCTATTGCTCCACTAGTTGGAAGTTGGGGCATTTTTTAGTTCCTCTACTTGTTTACTTAAATCTTTTACTGCTTCTATAAGTAGCCCAACGGTATTGGCATATTTCATAGTTTTTACTGTCCCCAGTTCTTTGTCTTCATGTTCATCTACTAGCTCTGGCACTATCTTCTCTACTTCGTTAGCTACCACTCCTATTTCTTTTGACTTGTTTGATTTTTTAGTGAAGTGTACACCTCTTAATTTTTTTACTTTATCTAAAGCGTTTTCAATTTGGTAAATATCTTCTTTAAGTGCCATATCAGAATATGCACCTACATTACCTGTGGCTGTAAGATTACCACTGGTATCAAGAGTCAACATAGTAGATCCAGAATTATTGTCAACTCTCCATTGAGTATCAAATTTCATTATAGTGTTAGCGTTTGTAGTGAAATAAAGTCTATTCCTACCATCAGCAGAACTAATCCAAGCATCATTAGGTAAAGCTGCATTTAATTTAGTACCTAATTGCGTTTGTATAGCAGAAGTCACACCGTCTAAATACCCTAGTTCTGTAGAAGTGACAGCACTCACCGATACATCACCGTTAGAGTCAGAAACTAAAGCTCTAGATGCAGTTAGGTCAGCCATTTTACTAAAAGCTATCGCTGCACCAGATGCGACACTTGCGTTTACAACTGCATCACTAGCTAATTGATCTGCACCTACTGCGTCATCTGCAACCATAGCCTGCTCCACAGCATCATTCGCTATAGTGACTGCACCACTACTGGCTATAGTCACATCTCCACTCACAGCCACAGGATTGTAATTTGTACCGTCTGCAACTAATATATGACCACTGGTATTAGTAGCCATTTTTAAATCATCACCACCGATAGTTAGATCACCACTTATACTTAAATTTTCTAAAGCGTCTATTACTGCTGCACCAGACCCAGCACCATCTAAAACACAAATTTTAGTAGTACCATTAGGAACAGTGACTGTTGCTCCTGAACCTTGTTTAACTATAATCGATTGAGAGCCAGAAGTAGCATTTTCAATAATCTGTACTCTTTTCATAGTATTTGGAGCTATGGTGACTGTACAGGTAGAATCTAAAGTACCAGTGTATTTAACATACATGGCTCGTGCTTGATCGGTTGCACCGTCTGCTACTGTTGATAAATGAGCATCTGCGTCAGTGGTTATAGCTTCTGTACCATAACCTAATGCTTCTCCTATCAGCTCTAAATTAGTGTTAGTGACTGTCCCCCATGTACCAGATTGGTCTCCAGTACCCATCTCATTTAATCTAAGATTATTAACGTATGTACTTGCCATTGTAAAATTATAATTTAATTAACAGAATTAAGCTACTTCTTCCCAATTAGGTGTTTGACTATCATCTACATTACTATAGCTAGGTGTCTGACTATCATTTACATTACTATAGTTAGGTGTTTGACTATCACCCACATCACTATAATTAGGTGTCTGACTATCATTTACACCACTATAGTTAGGTGTTTGACTATCATCTACCATACCCCAAATCAGTATTTTTGGTTCACCTGTTGTGCCTACTTGTCCTGCAGGAGTTATATTAGCTTTACCAATAAATGATAAAGAGCCTACTGATGCTGTACTAGAAACACCAGAAACACTAACTTTATTCTGTGTGGTTATGCTAGGATTATTTAAAGTAGCCTGTAAAGTTTGTCCTGCTACAGAAACATTAGCTTTACCTGTTATTGAAGATAACGTGCCCAAAGCTGATGTACTCGTTTGACCACTTACACTTACATTAGCTTCTGCGTCTGGAGTTATTGAGCCTACTGCACCTGTACCTACTTGGCTAGAAGGTGTTATATTTGCCTTACCTATAATAGAGAGTGAGCCTACTGCAGATGTACTAGTTTGACCTGTGACGCTAACATTAGCATCTGCGTTTGTGCTTACGCTTACAGAACCAACACTACCCGATACTCCAGGAAGAGAAGCTATAGCTTGTGCGTTTACTCCTGCTGTCGGTGAACCAGAAGTACCAGTTTGCCCAGTCAAAGTTTGATTTGCTTCACCTATTTGTGAAGTTGTGCCTAGTGCACTTGTACTGGCTAAACCTGATAAAGTTAGATTAGCTTCAGCGTCTGTTGTAATAGTGCCTAAAGCTGAAGTTCCTACTTGAGAAGCAGGGGTTATATTTGCCTTACCTATAGAAGTAAGACTACCTACAGCTCCAGTACTTGATTGACCTGTGACACTTACATTTACACTCGCAGAGTCATCTCCAGCTAATGCTGAAAATGGAGTTTCTGAAAATGCACTTATACCAAACATAATTAATTATGAAATTTTTTTCTAAATTCTTTGCGTAATTTCTTTTCTTCCTCTACTTTTTTATAGAATTTTTTATCTATTTCTTTTGTGTTTAATTTTAAAGCCATTCGCCTTCCTCTGTAGGATAACGAATATATCCTTTAACTTGTTTTATTTCTAAAGTGTTTTTGTCATAAACTAAGCCGTATATCCAAATAAAATCATCTTCTCTGCTTTCTGGTATAGGAAAGGTGAGTCCTTTTTTCTCACAAAATTCTTTCATAATATCTTTTGTAGTAGTAAAGAAAACATCATACTCATCTGCTTCTGTACCATCTTCATTAAAAATTTTTGCAAAAAAGAAAGTTCCATGTCGTACAGAATAAACAGGTACTTCTGGTCTAGGTATAAAAGTGTCAGGATGTTTTTGATAATTACTTGTATATTCATCATCGGATATAACAGCTTTTAATTGTTTTTTACCTGATACGGTATTGTATTTTACAGCGTGCCATATTTTATATGTATACCCAACATCTTTTACTTTAAATTCATCTAACAACTCCTGTGTAGGTTTACTATAAACATTATACCAACTGTAAGTTTTCACATTCGTGTATGGTGGTCTTAATGGGGCATCATCGTGAGCAGTGTAAGTTCCTAATATATTAAATTTATTTTGTTTCCAATCTTGGTCTTTACCGAAAACTTTTTCTATTTCTTCTATAAGAGGCTGGGCTTGATGTAAGCCAATATTGTAGTCAGTTCTTACTAATTTTTTATTTACATAAACTTCATCATAAGTGTTGGTGCTTTTAGGTACACTTGTATTACTTGGTACACCTACTCCTAAATCTCCATCTGAAGGAGCTACTAATGTACTTGTTTCTAAAAAATTGTGATATTCATTTGCTGCCCATAATTCTTTTAAATACTTAACATCAGCTTCTTTTACATAAGTACCATCTTCTTTTTCTATTAATACATTTTTACTATCAGATTTATTGTATTCCATGTATATAGGTTCTTTTGAAACAGGATGTACTACATTAAGCGTTAATTTATTAAAAGGTACGTCTTCATGGTCAATATCTTTACTAGTGCCTACACTCGCTAAAATTGATTTTTCTAATTTAATCTCACTCATCTTGACCTACGAAAAGTTATTGTATTACTCGCACCATCCCCTCCAAATGGACCCATGTTTGAACTAGAGTCAGTTGGAGTTCCTGCTGCACCTGCGTTGCCAGTACCTGAGTTTATTACCCAAAGACTGTATGGTCTATCGGCATTATTATTTTGTGAAAAAGTGCAATCACTTCTGTTGTAAGTAAAACCATTTATTACAACACTTTTAAAAGCTGTATCGTTGTTTGTAATAGTGCCATTGTCTCCAATTTGTATACGAACAGCGTTTGTGGATGTTCCATTTTCTCCTCGAGCATACAAAACATCTATAACAGCGTTAGCAAAATAGTCTGAATCTTGGTTGTCATTTATACTCCCTAATCCATCATTTCCTTTAGGTTGGTCACTTCCTTGAAAAGTTGTAGTAGTGTGGAACCCCCTATACCTAGTGACTGTAGTCACATAATCAACAGTAACAGATGTTGTAGTATCGGCTACTGTCATAGTAAAAGAAAAGTCTGCCGCACGATTATAATAATCATTCCAAGAAGCTGTTGCTCCTGAACTTTTATCTGCAATTAATCGTATATCGGCATCGTTTATACTACATTCTGAGCCAGAACTGCCACCTGCTTCAACGTGCATATCATCTAAACTTATGGCACCTGAACTTGGAGTAGCCATTATTTACCCTCTAATTCTTTTACTCTAGCTTCTAATTCTTTTATAGCTTCTACTAATAAACCTACTGTGTTGCCATAACGAATTGCTAAGTGTTCCTCATCTTCTAAATTTTTTGCTGTGTAAACTGCCTCTGGTAATACTTTTTCTAAATCTTGTGCTATTAACCCTGTAAGTCTATTACCATCAGATTTTAAGTCATAAGTAATACCTTTAAGTTGTTTTACTTTATCTAAAGCATTATCTATAACTTCTATATTTTCTTTTAGTTTTATATCAGAAGGAGTTCCATAAGCTGTAATGTTTCCTGTAGCAACTAAATTCCCGCCACTATCAAGCCTCATTCTTTCTGCTAAAGTGCCACCAGAAGCCTGAGTATAAAAACCTAAATCAATAGCGTCTGTTCCATCCTTTCCAGCTTTTAGTTCTACGACATTACCATTGTTTGCTACAAGTAAATTAGCATCTGAGCTTTCACCAACTCGGATAGAATTATTAAATATTGCAGCACCTGCTTCAGAGGCATCTATAGTCAATGCTACTATTTCAGAGCCACCATCATTAACTCTAAATATCATGTCTTTATCTGACGTAGAAGCACGAAGTGTAAAGTTTGC